TTACATAATCAAATTGATGGAAGTATTCTTTAGGCATCTTGTATAAAGATTGCCATGTTGAGATTGTAAGAGGTTTCTTTGTTTCTTTTTCTTTGCCTTGATAGATTCTATGTATAGTACCAGAAACGGTGAATTCATATTCTTCTCCTGTTTTGGCATAATCTTGAAAATCGGAGTACAACTGTTCGACCAATGATGTGGTTGGAACAATAATTAAACCTTTTAGACCTTGATATTCAAGTAGTTGTCTGAATATAAGATAGATGATAAGAGACTTGCCTGAAGCGGTAGGTGAAACTAATAATGCCCTACGCTTACGCATTGTGTGTACATAGGCTTCTAATTGATGTTCACGTACTGCAATTTTATTACCACCAGAATGTATATTCATTTCATTAATGAATTTGTTGGCATGGTAAACTGGATAATCGTCATCAACTAAATCGTGACTGAAAGTATATTTTCTTTCTTCACAAAACTTTTCAAGATAAGGTAGAAGGCCAATATAGATTTGTGAGTTGTGTAGATGAAACAGATATATTTTACCATTCCATAATCTACTTTGATAGGCCGGAATAAAAGTATGTCCAGGAACAAAGAAAGAAAAATGGTCATGTAGTTCTCTAGCAATAGACCTTTCACATTCTATTTTAAGAAATACCTCATTAACTTTAGAAATAACTAAATTAGTGTCCACCTATAAATTTTTCCCAAGATATAAAGTCACGCAATTGCCATGTTCTTTGTTTCAATTCATTCAATATTGATTCAATCACAGACACCACTTCTTCATGATATACTTTTTTTTCTAACAAATGGATTAAATCATCATCTGCTTCCAAATAAGCATTGACATCTGATTTAAGCACAAATTGAAATGGTTCCCATCCGTGCATCAATAGTTCTTCTTTACTTAGGCGTCCGCCATAATAGTCAATTTTAATCTTACGCATACGGAGATAATTGAAGTGAGCCTTTTTACTAGCCATTTTATGTTTGACTAATATAGTAATATACTTATTGTGGAGTTTTGGAATTTTTAATAGTTCTCTGCCAGGCTCGGTAGAGTCCATATCGGCATCTGATTTCCATGATTCAAGTATTTGCTCTAAAGTTTCCATAATATATTCAATAAATTAACAATAATATTACATTATAACATAACCAATGTTACCGTGTCAAGCGGATTTGAATTCAAAATAATCGTAATTAAAACTTGAACTTGCGGTTAATATGGTATCGGCTGAAGATTTGGTATCAAACTCTAAATCTGATAACGAAGTTGGAAAAGCATTATAAAATCTTACTTTAATTATTGGATTATTTAATGCTGACAATATGTTAAGAGTAGCATTAGAAAAACTTTGTTGGCCGTAACGTCTGTTACTTTGTTGAGATGATAAACGAACTCTTTCATCGCTATCATGAGATGCCATTGATAGTAACCAACTATGCAATTCTGACCAAGACTGTAGTTCTTCATCAATCGTAAATGATATATTTAAATCATTGTATGATAATTTATTGCCAGGAGAATAAATGTCTTGCATCGGAGTATTAATTATTGCTTTACCCATAGACACTCCAGGTAAATTAATTTCTTGGCAAAAATATTGAACAGTAGGTATCCTGTCAAAGCTTAATATAAACTTTGACGCTTGTAAATAATTAATATTTTGAGGTGTTTTAGAGAATGCTGTCATACAGGTATTTAGGTCATAAAAAAAGGGAGAATTTTCATTCTCCCTTCTAAAATATCACTCTAAGGTGATTTGATATTACATTAAGTTCTTAACGGCAAATAAACGATAGTAAACATTCTTACGAGCATTTAATTGACCTAGACCTACGCCAGCGCCTTCAGCGAATGGGTTTGCAACCATACCGTAACGAGTCTTGAAACCAATCTTAGGTTGGAATGTAAACTGGTCAACAGCACGAACCATTTGGAGAGGAACGTATGGGCAATAGAACAAACCAGCATCGTATGGTGAAGAACCTTTGTAACCAACAGTTACGAGTTCTTGGTTAGAAGTATAACCACCAAAGTATGGATCGATATAAACCTTAATACGGCCATGTAACATACCAGCAAATGTATTACCAGTATCATCTACTTGCAAGTCAGCTTGTAATGCAGGTGTGTAAGACAATACACCAGCCATTGCCATAGCAGAAGCAACGTCAGAAGAAACGATTAATACGTTACCTTTACCTCTACGAGTTTGTTTTGCAATAACGTTAGCATCTCTTTCGATTTGGAAAATCAAACCTTTGAAACGCTCAACTGACCAACGACCGTTTGAGTCTGTATCTAAGTCAAATGCACCAGCAGTAGTTGTACCATACTGAGCACCAGCAACAGCAACTGTATAGATTGTACGGATAACTTCACGATTGATTTCAGCAAGAATTTCAGTAGAAAGAATGTTAGACAATTCTGTTTCAGCGTCAAGACCATGAATTGCTTTTAAGTCTTGTGCTAATTCTAATGAGTACTCAGCCTTGAGAGCACGGGATTGAGCAGTTACAGTAACTTTTTCAATAGAGAATGCCATCTGTTGGAAAGCAGCACCGTTAGCAGCGTCTAAAGCACCTAACAATTCAGCATTAGCAGTTGGAATACCAATACCTGTAGTAGTAGCACCAGAAGTAGTATTTTGGAATGTGTTAGCAGTATCAGTTGTTAATGAACCTTTGAAACCGTATGGGTTACCAGCAGATGAATTACCAGAGAATACTGTATTTGCTTCACCGTAGAATGCTTCGTTTGCATCATAAGAACCAGGAGTACCTTGTGATGAATATTTAGCACGCATTGCAAAGATTAAGCCTGTTGGGCCAGTCATTGGTTGTACACCAGCAACATCATATGCAATTAAGTTAGGTAATGAACGGCGTACCAAAGAAATCAAGATTGGGTCAAAGTTTTGAACACCACCAGCAACGTTGGTTGGACCAGAGTCGGTGATAGCTTCGTTCAACTGAGCACGGTCTTGAGCCATAGCTTGACGTTGATTTTCCAAGATTACAGTAGTAACTGCACGCTTGTATGGATCTTTAATGGCTTCGAGTTCTGGATGATTCAGAACTGGTTCCCATTTTTTTTGTAGTTCTTCTGTTAAATACATTTAAATCTCCTTGTGATTTTCTTGTTTTGGTATTTTATTTATTATTTTACCAAAGTCTGTGAAATAGTTCTTGCATAAAGGTCAATTTCAGAATCGGAAGACTTGATAGTTTTCTTTTCTTCTTCGATTAACACTTCATCGTCCAATGCAGAGTTGTTGGCAACTTTAACGTCAGCTTTGAAATATGATTCTTTCAAAACGTCAAGTTTTTCAACAAATTCTTCCTCAGTAGTAAATTCTACGTTCTCTGCGAGCGATTTTAATTTTTCTACTTGAGTCTGCGTTAGGCCTTCACACGCTGTGTAGATAGCCTCAATTTTTTTCTGTTCGTTTAATTCTTTTGATAGTTCAATACCACGAGCAATTTCTTCGTTAAGAGCTGCTTCTGTTTCGGATAATTGAGCAGACAATTCTTCAACAACATTTACTTGCTCTTCTGGAACATCAATGTAATGTTCTACGAATACGTCACGTAAAGCAGAAATAAAGTTTTCTGTAATTTCAGCACGTAAGCCAGATTCGATAGCGAGTTCGTTATCTTTCATCCATTCTTCTACCATGTAGTTGAGGTAGTCATCAACTTTGGCTGCCATTTCTTCTTTGATAGTTTCAACGGCAATTTCAAACTCTTCCATTAATTGATTTTCAATTTCTTCAACGATTGGTTCTACACGGGATAACACGGCAGCTTCAAAAATTGTAGCAGCACGTTCTTTAAATTCTTCTGAAAGGTTTTCACCTTGTAACAAGGCATCTACATCTTCACCATAAGATTGGAAATGAGCACCTGGATTTGCTTGCATCATTTGTGGTGCTAATTTACCAGCAATACGGTCACGAATAGAAGCGTAATCTGTAGCAGGTTGTTTAGCGGTGTCTAACAAATCAGAACGACCCATTGAATCTTGTGGACCTGTTGCCTTAGTAGCACCAACGCCATCTTTTTCTGCACCTACAGGAGGTGTTGCACCTGGAGGAGTTGCTGATGGTGTACCTTTTGTGTAATCAGGTAAATGGTCTTTAGTCGCCATTTCTGGAGACTGACCAATTTCGCCAGCGTCGTTTGTGCCGTATGCTGTTTTAGATTGAATCTTGTCGCTACCAACTTCACCAGCAGGATGCTTGTCTGAACTACGCATACCCATTTTAGATTTGATGTTGCCATCAAATGTTGATTTGGAATCTTCGCCTAAAAGAATTGATTTAGCGGCGTCAGATAGATTGTAATTTGCCATTTTGAAAATCTCCTTGATTTATTTGGATATATTTATAATTAAAGTTTTTTCATGAAGTTCTCAAATATGCGTAGACTTACTTTTTCAATATCTCTCTGTGATGCTTTACGTACTTGTTGTATCGCTTCAGAGTGGTCTTGTTCAGTCCAGACACCATTGACTAACATCAATTCTTTGCCTTCCATAATGCCTTGAACAAATGCTCCAGGCGCAGAAGGGTCTGCTACAATATCTGCCGCTGTGGCTAGATAGAAATCGGGTTGTACTACATTAACGCCATTGACGTTCTTTAACGAACCCATACCTCTTGAAGATACACCTAACTGTGCGCCGCCTTCAATCAATTGGCGAGCAATAGTTCCCATTGGTGTATCTAAAATTTTTGCTTTACCAATCCATTGTGTACCATCTTCACGTAAAGATGTAATCATGTGTGATACACGGTCAAGATTGATAGTAGGTGTTTCAGGATGACCTAATTCACCAAATGCACGACTCTTATTAATATATTCTTCGTTGTAACGATGAACTTCTTTTTTTATTGTATTGTATTCATACAAACGGCCGTTTTTATTTTTCTTTTCAGCAACTAAAAAAGGTCCTTCAATGAACAAAGATTTTTTGCCATTACCTTCTTCAATTAATTCATAACTAACTGTTTCATAAATTTCTTTAATTAGTTTCATGATTGCCTTAAGGTCTAATTGAATATTGTCCAAAGTTAAATGCAGCAGGATCATTACCCCAACCAGCATCAAAGAATCTGTTGTCTTTATGTAACTCAATAATTAATGTGTAAGCAGCATTGGCAGTAGTACCAACAGTTGTAATTGTTACATTACCTGTAGGACCAGTTGCGTTATTTGGAATTGCAGGTAATTGATATTGTGGATTTGTATCACCAGCACCAACACCTAAAGCAAAGATGGTAGCGTCAGTAGATGTACCTTGCCACTTTAATTGTAAATGACCAACTTCTGCATCAACATTATAGATAACACGGGAAATTGTAAATGCAGAATTAGCAAAACCAGGAGCAACTGTATTACCAGCTTGATATGGTAAATTATTTGCATTTAAAGCACCAGACAAAGTTCGTGGGTCAATAATAACTGTTAAATTTTCATTTCCTCCAGATGCATCAAAAATACCAATCCGTTTAATAACGGTTCGTTTTGTTGTATCAACTAATATTTGTGTGCTATTTGACGTTGCCATTTTTTATCCTATTGTTCTACTGTCTCTTGTTCAGCTTCTACTTCTTGCTCAATTTCATTTTCTTGTTCTTCTTCTTCTTGGTGAACACCTAACAAGTTATGAGCAATTTCTTGTTTTTTAGCTTCAATATGAGCTGTTACTTTATCGTGAATAGATGCGTATAATGCTTTGCGAAATTCAACACCGTTATCATCCATTGCGTAATCTATAATACTTCTATGCATTTTTTATTCTCCTAATTAATCTATTTATTCATCTTCATTCTCTTGGTCTGCCGGATTGGCAGGCTGTTGAGGAACATTAGACATCATCATTTGTTGTGACACATCATTCATTGTTGCTTGTGGTAATCCAAGGCCCATTGCTTTTTCTTCATCAATCTCGTCTTGCATTTCTTTAATTTCTTCATCAGTTAAACGCAATACATTACGTTGAATCCATGCTTGTGAGAAATAACGACCAGTATATGGATCAACATTACTTAAAAGAGATAATCTTTCTTTCATCAACTCAGCATCTTTGAGTTCTGTGAAGTTGTTGTCTTTGATGAAATCATAATAGATATGTTCTTTCATCTCTAACCATTCTTCATTGGTACAAATACCTTTGAGAACACATTGTACACGCATTGCTTGGTCAAACAAGTCAGCAAATTTATTACGCATACGGTCAACAAACTTAGCAAACTTTAATTCGTCACGGGTAATTTCGTTGGTACGACCCAATGAAAAACCAGAAGATTCTGGATTCAAACGAGAGACTGGAACATTTAATGCTTTGTATAGTTTCTTTTCAAAATATTTAACATCCTCTAACTCACCAAGATTTTGTCCACCTGGTAATGTAGTAATTTCTGTACCTTTACCGCCTTCTCTACGTGGTAACCAAAAATCTTCCATCATTGACATAAATTTACGGTCATCACGAACTTCACCTGTGTTAGCATCATATACAAGTTTATTCTTGTATTTAACCATGATGTCACGGAGATATTGTTCTGCTTTTAGTTTGGGTAAATTGCCAACATCAATATAAAAAATACGGCGCTCAGGAGCCCTAGATATACGATAAATAACTGTCGCATCTTCAATCATCCTAAGTTGGTTAAGTGGTTTAATAGCTTTATGAAGATACGAGAGAACCACAGCACGGCGGGAATCCATAAGACCACTAACAACAGAAATAATGGAGTCGGTAGTGATACGAACTCCAACGGGACCAAAGTTGCTAGAAGAACCAGACACAACCTTGTCATTGAAAATGTAGTATTCGTTGATAACATTCATAACCTCCACGCCAGTGCGTTCATCTTTTTTCTTTTTAACCTCACGAACTTTTTTAAGTTTACGAGGATCCACATACCGCATTTCTCTAATTCCTTCAATAGGATTTTCACGGTCAATAATCATGTGATAGTATAATCTTCCGTCAACATAGTATCTACGAAAAATATCTTGAGCCATATTGTTATAATTTAATAAACGCAATATGGTATTAAATTCTGTTTGTAATGATTTTTTAATTTTGTCTGAAACTTTAAGGTCATCTAATACCATTTTGATATTACGACCATCGTCATCTTGGCAAATAGCTTCATTGATAATATCATCAATGGCAGACTCGATTTCTGGCTGCATTGCCATTTCACGATAACGACCAATCAGTTCTATTTCATTTTTAGCGGTGCCGTCTAGGTCAACGTAAGTACCATAATAAGCGGCAGAAGTAATCGTGAGAGCGCCATCGTCATTTGTTGGAGGCGTGAAAGATTGTTGCACGGCTTGGTCATCGTTTTGTTGCTGACGTGCAATTGTAAAACCAAAGAGTGAAAATTTATTAGCGGCCATATTGTCCTATATCAATTCAAAAAAACATAATGAAAGGGACCGAAATCCCTTTCGTAAAATAAAAAATATTAGGTTGTGGTTGGAACTGATTCCCACCATTGATAATCAAATGTAACACTATATTCTTCAATAGCGTCATTTGACCCCCAATCTAAATCGATTGCACCTAAATCAATTGGAAATAAACCAACAAATTTATATTGCTTTAATACATTTCCTGTTTTGCCATACTGTGTAACTAAAGCATCAACACTATATCCATTTGAACTAGCAGCTGCTGTATTTCTTAAATTGCCAGCGTGGCTGTTAATTGCATTCATCCATGATTCTAATGAATTGCGAATTAAAAAATCTTCATCGTTGATGATTTGTAAAGACCATTGTGCAAAAGTTCTATTACCAGCAAATTTAAGTTCTCTGCCAAAATAGAATTGGGGAACACTATTTATACTTGAACCAGGCAATTGCGCTGATTTAGCCATAAAGGTTGTTTTTTGTCCAGCTGCAACATTATTGATTGCAATGGTTGGAAATACCAAAGAGACAGAGAATAGATTGGGACGTGCTCCGTCTCCAATCATATTTGCTCTAAATTCTGTTACGTTAAATGCCATTTTTTTTCTCCTGTATCGTTAGTTATTTATTAGAACTGTCCAACGACTTCAGTAAAACTTACACCTGTTCTTACTGCTACAAAGTTTAACTGAATAAAATTAATAGAACGAGCAGGTTTAATATAAATGTCACCAACAAACTGATTTGAATCAATGACTTGTGCTGTATTATTTGTTGTATCAC